AGAAATCTCATCGATGGCCATGGCGGCGATCGGGGCGCAGTCGCGCTCGATGTTGCGGGTCCAGCTGCTGAGCGAGGAGGCGCGGCCCTCAGCCGAGGTGCGCCAGCCGGTCTGCTTCTGATCGATCTTCATCGCCGCGACTTCGGCGAAAGTCTTGCGGTTTGCGGCGGCCTCGCGGGCGGCCTTGCGCTCGGCGATCGGGTCCTTGCCGTTCCTCCACGCCTCGATGAGCCTGTCGCGCTCCTTGCGCGCGAGGGCGAGCGACACGCGATCGACGGACCCCAGGCCCGCGTCGCGCTTCTTGCCACGCTCGTCACGGGGCCCGCGCACGATCCACGACCGGGCGCCGCCGCGGACGCGAAGCCAGAGATATTCGCCATCGGAATGCATGCCGTCACCGAGGCCCATGACGTCGGTCGGCTTGAGGTTGCCAGTCACTTCGAAATTCCTTGTCCCACCCGGCCAGCCCACCCAGCCGGTAGGGGTCATATAGCCGCAGAGGAAACCATATGCAACATCTTTTTTGCGTCATGATGTTGATTTTTCTAGGGTGATCCGGTTTTCGTCAATGAAATCAGTTACCGGAGAGGTAACCAGAACCTGATCGCCCATCAGGTCGCCCTTAAATGCTAAGCTATTGATGCGACAGGCGTTGACGCACATTGCCAAACAATTCTTTGTGCTGGCCCACCCAGACATCCCATCCAGGCGTGCCTCTGGGGTCAGGGACCTCCCACAGCGCCCCGATCCAACTGGCGGGAAAATTGCGTCTGCCGTTGCTCCAGCGCCCATATTCCAAGAACCAGCGCCCGCGCCGCTTGCCCACGATCCGGTAGCTCGGCAGGTTGGTCCCGCTGATCCAGGCGAGATGGACGCAGCCTTCCTTCGCTTCACTTGGGTCGATGAGCTTCATGCTTTCTGCCGACGTTCCCAAGTGCGCCTCGAGACGCCCTCGACCTGCCAGGGCCGCATGCCCTCGATCCTCGGACGCCCGCGTTTCGGCAGGCGCGGCGGCTCCGGTTCCGGCGGCTCCCGTTCGCCGAGCAGCCGCCGCAGGGACACGCCAGACACCATGCGCTTGCCGCCGGGGACCGCGATCGGCTCGAGCGCGCCCGTCTTCAACCAGCGCCAGATGGTCGTGCGGGCGCGCCCGGTGATCTCCATCACTTCGACGATCGTGTACGCCTTGCGCATGATCACGGTCACGCGGCCTTCTTCTCCTCGCCGATCTGCCCAACGTTCAGCAGCACGATGTAGGGCTCGTGGCCATCGACCTCGATCGTCTCGGCCCAGCTGAATTTCTCCCTGATCTCGCCCTGCTTGATGGCGAGCCATAACGAGCCCTTGAGGAGCCTGAGCGCTGCCTCAAGGCCGGTCTGCTTGGGTTGGCTCCTTTTGGCCATGCTTCACCTCTTCACCATTCCGTCTCAACGTAGACATTGCGGTAGCCCCGGGCGTCGAGGCGCTCGCCGACGAACTTGCGCAGGCCCTCAGCGCCAGGCGCGGCCTCCTCGATGATGACCGCCTGAAAGCAGCTGTCGGTGAGGAGCGACTTGCGCTCCTCGACATCGGTGCAGTTGAGGTCGCCCCAGTTGATCGCGCCCATGGCGACGCGCTCTCGATCGGGCAATTGCCGCGCCTGCTTCAGGATCAGGTTGACGGCGTCCTGCAGCTTCTCAGCCTCGGCGCGGGTCATGCGTTGCCCTCCACCTCCGGTTGACCCTCGAACCGCTTGATCTGCTCTTTGAACAGCGTGACGATGTCGCGCCGATCCGCGCCGTTCGAGATATAGTTTGCCCGACCGTCATGACTGTCGAACGGGAAAACGAGCAGGACAAAACCGGTCTTGCGGTCCTTCCCGCGCGCACGCTCATTGAAGAGCGCGTCGAGAAATTTTGCGATCTCGCGCATCTTCTCGACATATTCTTGCTGGATCGGCGCATCGCCCAGTCGTTTGGTCATCGCATCAAGCCTTTGAGCCTGGACACGGCGGCGGCGCGCTCGAGGTCTTCGGGCACCGGCAGGTCCGGCAGGCGGGTGATCTCGACGTACCAGCTCCGGTCCTCGACCGGCGCAGACGGAGACGGACGGATCGGGACGGACTTTGGACGGAAATAGACGGATTTAGACGGACACCGCTGCGGCCATGGGTTCTTCCAGATCGAATAGTGGTGGCAGGCCGAGGCGGGCTCGGCTGCGCCGATGAGCGCTAGGGCGGCAAGGACAATCCTCATCGCGCATACCTCCTGGCGATTTCGGGTTGACCCGCCAATGTGAGGTTCTTGGCTTCGCGTCGTTTCGCTTCGGCGATCAACGCCTGGTCGTTCGACGTCTTCTCCTTGTGGCAGACCGCCTTGCATAAGAGTTGCCCATCCTTCGCGGTGAGCCGGCGCGCCTTGCGCCAGGGCGGCACGACGCCCTCGGCCTGGATATGGTCGATCTCGTAGTTGCGCGAGCTCTTCAGCCAAATGCCGCAAACCGAGCACCGAATTTTGCCGTCATTGTCGGTCGCTCGCCGCACGATCTCAGCCGCGACCTCAGGCGGAAACTTGCGGCGGTAAGTCTTCATGCCGCCTCCGGTTCGACGCCGATGAGCTCGCCGACGACCTTCATGACGCCGTCTTTCGACGCCTGGAATTCCGCCCGGGTCATGCGGTCGTGGCCAGTCATGCGCTGCGAGCGCGCCTTGCGGATGACGACCAGCGGACCGCGGGTCACGACATGGGCGAATTCATCGTCGCCGCGCGCGTAGGCTGCGACCCTGAGCGCGGCGGCCTTGGATCCCGCGTCGATCACCGTTTCGCGAAAGAACCCCGCCTGGATCAGCGCCCGCTTCCTGAGATGCTCGGGGCTGGGGTAGAGCTCCATGACGTCCTCGGGCAGCTGCTGCCAGGCCTCGGCGATCCAGGCGAACTGCTGCGCGTGACTGGCCCAGGAGCGCTCGGAGGCCTCCTCGAGCCAGTGGACGCACTCGCCTTGCCCATAGGCCTGCTGGGCGGCCTTGGGCCTCAGTGGGGTCATCACGGCCCCATCCCAGCGGAAGGCGAGCGGCGGCGCGTTCACGCCCGTTTCTCGACGAAAATTTGCGGCGGCAGATATTCGAGCGCCTTGTCGCGCATGCGCTCGAGTTCGGCGACGGTCCCTTCCTGGCGCGCCATCGCGAGGAGCGTCGGATAGCCGCTCTCGATCGCCGCCCAGACCTCGGCCCGGCTCGCCTCACGGCCCTCGGTCCACCAGTCGACGCGGGTCGGCGGCGCAAGCCTGAAGAGGATATGGGTCAGGGCCGGGGCCCGGCGACGGCCGCCGGGGACGGAAAACGGCTCAGCGCCGCGCGCCTCGTAAAGGCAGGTCACGCCGGGGTTGCGCGCGATCGCGATGCCCGTCGTGTAGCTTTCCTCTGGCAGGCTCTTGTCGTTCCGGCGCATCCTGGGCTTGGTCAGAAACGGGCAGGCCCTGAGCGCGAATTCGGCGCAGGTCCGATGCGACGCTGGCTCGCTGGTGACCCGGTTGATGAGGCACATCGGGCCGATCGGGTAGACTTGATGCACGCCCATGACGTCGCCACAAATCCAGCAGCGATGATGGTGATGCGCGACCGGAAGCTTCGCCGCGTCGACGACGCGGAAGTCCGGCTTGCCGTCGATCCAGGCGACGAACCACGGCACCGGGAAGCCGCGCTCGTCCTTGGGCAGGCGGGCGATGCGATTGGGCATCGGCGGGAGCTCGACGGTCATGCGGCCTCCTCGATTTTGCGAACGGCGGTCAAAACTTCCTCTTGGGTCATCGTCCATTCGTCACTGTCGAGACCCCCGATCTTCGCAAACTTGAACCGCTGGTGAAGCTTGTCGGCGCGCCGATCGTCAGCGAGCGCATCGGCCAGGATGGCGAGCGCAAGTTGCGCCGGGCCCGACCCGCCGTAGCCCCATTCGAACCCGGTCGGCGAATGATTGACGAGGTCGAGGCGCAAAGGCAGCGCCTTCGTCAAAACACCGCCGAAGATGCCGACCGTGACCACGGCTCCGTCTTTCGTGCGCATGCCCTTGTAAATCTTCATGCGGCCTCCTCGCGCTTCAGGCGCTCGGTGAGCAGAAAGTCCACCTCGTCGAGGAATTCGCGCACGCGCTTTTCCATGTCGGCGATGATCGCCTCGTCGCGGTGGACGCGGATCACGATCTCGCGCAGCTCGGCAGGGAAACGCGGATCGAACGACATGAAGTCCCACCAGGCGCGGCCGGTGCAAGCGAGCGCCCAGTGGACCTGGGGCAGGTGCTCTTCCGGCACCTCCCTTTCGACCAGGGTTCGAAGATGCCGCCCCTGCGTCGGGCATTTGATTTCGAGGCCGCCGTCAGAACCGACGAGCGCGTCGGGCGAGACGTGAGCATGGGGAATAGTCGGATGCGGCACCATGCCGATCTCGACGACCTCCTCGTTGGTGCGGAGCTCGTAGGACGCGCGGGCCTGGTCCTCGTGATCTTCGCCCCAGCGCAGCGCGTTGACGCGCTTGGCGTTGACGCCGGTCAGCTGCTCGGCCGCGATCTCGAACACGAGCTCTTCCTGCTCCATCGGGGGCAGGCCTTTGCGCGGGCCGCTCTTCAGCGGGTCGAGGACCGCTTTGGCGACCCGGTGACCGCCGAGCGAGCCGCAGACGGCGGCGAACCATTCAGGGCTGCGCTGTTCCATCCTTGGCCTTCTCCTCACGTTCCTTTCGCTTGTTGGCGAAGCGAGACAGCGCGTCCTTGTACTGATCGACGGTCATGAGCACGATCTCGCGCGCGCCGACGGCGCGGAGCAGCGTCGCCTCAGTGACATTCAGGTCCTTCAGCTGTTTGCGGACATGAGCGGCCTGCTCCTCGTCGATGAGCGGCGAGCCTGAGGCGCGGCCGTCGTCGTCCTCGTCTTCTGCAGCGATGCCGAGGGCCGCGAGCAGCGTCGTGCGCTCAAGATAGGTGACGGTCGACTTGATCGCCTGGATGGCGTTCTTGGAGCCGCTCGTGTCGGCTCCGGCCTCGAGCGAATTCTCTTCGAAGTGGCCGCCGGCATGGGAAATGATGCAGGTGACGCGGACCCGGCCTTCGGGTTGCTGAAGCCGCCAGCGCTTGGTCAGACCTTCGTCGGACAAGGGCTTGTCGACGGCGGCGATGACGTCGGCTAGGGTTTCGTGCTTGTAGCGCACCTGACCCTTGTCGGTTTTGAAGTCGACGAGCTTCGACTTTTTTATTGGGTCGATGTTGCCCTGGGCGCGCGCCAGCGCCGCTTCGAAATCCTTCTTCGCCTGGCGGTCCTCCTCCTGGTGCTGCATTTCGAGGAGCGACCGCAGCATTTCGAGGTTGCCCTGCCGGACCGCCTCCTTCACGGCGACAATGAGGTAAGGCTCCCCGGCGGAAGAGGGGGCAACCGCCGGGGAGATCGGCTGAGGCGACGCGGTCGCTACAGCTTGGGGTTCAGCGTCGCCTGCGGCCAATTGGGGGTCAGCGCTCAACGAATTCCTCCTGCGAAATGGAGCGAAATTCGCCTAAGGGTTGCGCCTCTGACAACCCTTGTCAACTGGGTTCGGAGGGCCGAAAAAATATTTTTGGGGATTACCGGTCAGTGACGCCGTTAATGAAGAGCGTCACGATGTCGGCCGCGCGTTGCCGCTGTGACGAGGACGCTCCCTCGAGGAGGGCGTCGACGGAAGGTTCGTCGGGCGACAGAAAGAATTGAGCGGGGGTAATCTGCAGCGCCTTCATCAGGCGGAATTGTGTTTCCAGAGACATTGCGCGATCTCCGCTTTCGTATCGACTGATGACGCCCTTCGACGAACCTATGAGCCGCCCCAGTTGGTCTTGGCTCATGCCCCTCTTCATCCGCCATTCGCGCAAATAATGGCGGTATCGACGTTCTAAGGCGTCAGTATCGAGCGTTGTCATCGCGCTAACATAAACACCGTCTCGGTCTTGTGTCAATCACCGTCGATGTTGCGCCAGCGTTCATTTCCACGCCACTTGACTGTCGGTTGGCTGTGCGGCAACCTGGGGGCATGGCGGCAAAACGACGAAAACTGGCTGCGGCGCGCGAGCTCGCGGGGCTTACGCAAAAGGCGCTGGCCGACAAGATGGGCGTGCATCGCCTGGTGGTGGTCGCGGTCGAAATGGGCCGGCGCAATCCATCGGTCCCGACGATGGCGAAATGGATCCGGGCGCTCGGCCCCTATGGCAGTCTCGACCTCTTCGGCCTCGAGCGGATCGAGAAGTACCGGCAGCTGATCGAGCTCCTCGGCGAGCAGAAGCCAGCGGCGGCGTGAGGCGGTCATGGGCAGGCGACGCCGCAAGTCTCCAGTCGAGCTCGAACCGAGCGAGAAGGCGATCCAGGCGGCGGTTATCACGCACTGGGTCATGCTCGGCGTTCCCGGCTCGCTGGTCGCGGCGATCCCCAACGCCTTCGCCCATGGCCAGAGCGGGCTGACGCCGGGCCTACCCGATCTCATCGTGCTCTCGCCGCAACTGGGGACGGTCACCGGTTACATCGAGCTCAAGGGCGCGCGGGGCCGCGCCTCGAACGCCCAGACGCGGCTGGGCAAGCTTCTGCAGGGTCTGGGCGTGCCCTACGCGCTGACCCATGGGCGCGATGAGCCAATCGAAATTCTCGAACAGTGGGGGGCCGTGAGGAGGCGGTCCCTTGTTGAGCGAGAAAGAACGGCAGGCGCTGTGCCGGGCGTATCGGGCGCTGAAGCGGCATGGCCGCCATTTTGAACAGGCCTGGCGTCCGCGAGGACCCGGGTCGGACGAGAGGCGCAACCCGCGTTTCCAGGACGAGCTGATCGAGCAGCTGGTCGGCGCGGGGCTTTTGAGGTGGGTCAACCGGGCGCGGTCGGCGGTCGTGCTGACCGAGAAGGGCAGACGGGCGAAAGACGATGAGCGACCCCGCCGCTAAGAAGCCTGACGCCGAGCCGAACCTCGCGCAACAGATCGAGGCGGTCATGCTGGCCATGCGCCAGGTCATGAAGAGCCCGATGCCGATGCGCGAGGCCGAGCGTGACGAGCTCAAGCGCCGTCTGGCTGCGGCGGCCGAAACGCTGAAGACCCTCGAATTCGGGAGGGCGGTCCTGCGATGAGGGTTCGCCTCACCTCGACCGAGCTCATGATCGCCGCCTTCGTCGGCAGCGCTCGCAATGTCCAGTGCCTGACAAGGGGCTACGACCCGGGCGCAGGCATGGGCCTGACCAACACCTGGACGCTCAACATCGAAGGCGCGGCCGGCGAAATGGCGGTCGCCAAGGCGCTCGACATCTATTGGCAGGCGATCGTCGGCGACCTCAAGGCGGACGACGTCGGGCCCTATCAGGTCCGCACCAACATCAGCCGCAAGCACGACGATCTTTGCCTGCGGCCCCGCGACAAGGACAACCGCGTCTATATCTCGGTCCTGAGCTTCCTGCCGGCGTTCGATATCGTCGGCTGGATCTGGGGCATGGATGGGAAGCAGCCGCAGTGGCTGAGAGACGGCGACCCGCAACGCCCCCAGTGTTTCTACGTTCCCCGCAAGGCTCTTCGCCCGTTAAGCGAGCTTCCGCGGCTTGACGCGCTGGAGGCTGCCCAATGAAAGGCGTCAGCGAGACGTTGGTTCGCCCCAGCGAAATTGTTGTGGATAGTCGAGACACCCTCCTCGACTAAGTCTAGACGGGCGCTATTCTCCATATGTGAAGTATTCAGTCGCGCAGATACTATATTCTGCGAACGGTATACTTCGCATCATAGCTTGCCTAATGCTGGCCGATCCCAGGGACACAGACCTGGGTGGATAATTGAAGTGACGCTGGGCGCATAGCACCAGCACGCGACGCGCGGGTGACGGACCACCTTCGCGCCGCCGCCGTCACATGAAGCGGCACCGAGCGTCAGACCGGGTGACCTGGGCGCGCTCCGAAGGGAAACGGTGTCGGTCCGTTGTGTCTATGCCTCGGCTCGTCCGAAAGGCCCGGACCGCACTTCGTCCTTTCGGGGGGCGAAGTGTGCCCGAACCCCGGCTGAACCGAAGGCCCGAACATGGGCTTCGCCCACAGAAAGGAAGCAGCAGGGGTGAAGAAGGAAAAGCAACGGAGATTGAAGTTCAGCGCAGGTCTGAGGCTTGCGATTAGCCGCAAGGCGCGAGGCTTGCCGGAAAGCATTGAGGCGAAGCAGCGGCGTCTTGAAGCCGTCGCTGACCGGTTGCTCACGAGGCGCGGCAATGGACGATGAGGCCCAGACGCCCTCGCCGGATGAGAGCCTGGTGTTCGACGAGATCGAGCGCGTGACGGGGCTGACCGAAAGCTATTCGCGCTCAGCCGGCGAGGCGGCGCACCGCGGCGACAAGACGACGCTCGCGGTTCACTTGCGCCAGATGCGGCTCTGCGTCACCGCCGCGATCAACGCCTACAAGGATTTCCTCGGTGGCGGACGCGGCGGAATTTGACCTGAACGCGCTCTTGGCCTGCATGAAGCGCGAGCTCGCCTTCCGGCAGCGCTGCTATCCGCGCTGGGTGCAGAAAGGCATGATCAGCCAGAAGAAGGCCGAGCGCGAGCTCGATCTCATGCGCCTTGCGGTCGACTATTTCACCGACGCGGTCTTCCGTTCGGTGACCCGCCAGCCGCCGCCCCTCGCCCGGCGTCCCGACGCCTCCTCAAATGTGTCGAAGGCGATAGGTTGACAGTTTGCTAACAACGCCATTACCGTTTGGTGACGGCGTTCGTGTTACCCCAAATCTGTTGAACCGGTGGGCTGGGAAGCCAAGGGTTCGGTAATGTCGGCTGCAGCTTTTGCGGACGGAGGAGATATTGCGTTCGCGTTTCTGCGCGACCTCGGCCGCATTCTCAGTCAGGCGAACGTCATCCGGCACAACGAGGCGGACCGCGTCACGCTCGTGATGCCGGATCCCGGCGGCCTTATCGAGCTCATGCTGGCGGTCGAGGTCCTCAAGCGCATTTCGCGTGAGGACGCCGCAGCCAACGAGGAACGGCTCCAGGAGGACTGGCGGGAGCGCGGCGCCGCCAGCCAGGTGCCCTGGCTGAGCGCTGAGGTCAGCGACATCGCCCGCCGGCTGCGCCGCAACATGGACAGGCTCGTGGGTCTGGTCGACCGGCTGGATGGAGGCCCGAAGGCTCGCGAGGGCGAGATGCAGCGGCTCCTGAGAATTCTGCGTTCGAGCGACTGGGGCGAGGAGCACGACGGGGGCGAATGATGTTTGGTTTGGGCTCCTATACCGGCGACCGCTTGGTCGAGGTGCTGCAGACCATAGCGCTGCTCGCGGTCATGCTGGCGCTGCTCTACGTCATCCTGAGGATCGAGCGCGAAATCCGCCAGGCGACCGACGCGGTGCGTCGGGTCCTCGAGACGCGGAGCGCGATCGACAGGCGCTTCGACGACGTCGAGCGCCGGCTGGGCCTGCGCAACGACACGGCGCTGAACACGCTGCGCAAGGTCAGCGAGGCCTTGAGCGCCGCCTTCCGCGAAAATGGGACGGACGGTCATTGAACCCCCGCGAGAGGCGATCCCGAGGGGCTGGGTCAAGTTCTCTCGCGGGGGCGTCTCGGCGGCCGACCGTCACGGCCGCCAAGCCTTAACGGCGGGGCGGATGGGCTTCGCGCTGGGCTCTGGTCATCTGCCCGCGCGCCACGCCCTGCTTGGTGGGCTTGAGCGTGCCCTTCTTGAGCGAGCCAGATTTCTGCAGGGTTGAAACCGCCGCGGCATAGGGGTTGACCGCGCCGCCCTTCGCCTTGATCCGCTTCACCGCCTCGTCGAGGATCTTGGGCATGTCAGGCCCCCGTGCCGTAGCCGTAGCCATAATTGCCGCCACGGAAGGATGGCGGCATGGGCGGCCCGAGGGGCTGCGACGCCGGCCAGCCGAAGCCGCGCTGGAGCGGACCCATGCTCCACGGGGCTGCAGGAGGCGCTGGGGCGGCGTTCTGGCCCGGGCCGGTGTTGGACACCGGAGGAGGCCTGACGGGCGCTGGCGTGGCTCCCAGGGGCCCTGGCGTCGATCCGCCGAAGTTGGCGGCGGTGTAGATCGGCGATCGGCCGCGCGCCATGCCCGGGACCTGCCAGTCCCAGACCCCGAACCGGGGATTGGTTGCGGCTGCGCCAGCCGGCGCGAGCGCGGTGGCGGTTCTGGGGACGGAGCTCGCCAGAGGCCCTGCGACGGGCGGGGGCGAGGTTGGGCGCTGCGGTGGGGTTGCAGGCGCGGCCGAGCCGATCGGCGGCCCCATAGGGCCCCAGCGGCCGGTAGGGTCGATCTGGTTGGGATAGGGCATGTTCCGCGAGGCGGGGCTGACGATGCCCCCGCCGGCGCCGGTCAGCCATGCGCCGCCGGAACCCGGCCCCGGCGGCCCTGCGTCGGGACCCAGGGGCTGCGGGTTCGCGGGCGTGAGCGTCATTTGCGGCGCGGCGTTCGCCTGGCCGAGCCCGAATAGCTGCCTCAGCGTGGCTGCAGCCACGGCGGGGTTGGAGGGCATCATCTGGCCGCTCGGGGTGCCGGACTGCACGCCGCCCGACATGGTCGTGCCTGCGGGAGAGGGCGGCGTCGCGCCGGGCAATTGCATCGGCGGCCCGGGCGCTTGCCCGCCGCTGAAGAGGTTGCCGTAGAGCCCGGTCAGCCAGTCCGGCAGACCCCAGCCCGAGCCGTCGGTCTGGGGCATGGCTTTAGGTGCGCGGGTTCTTCAGCGCGGCCTCGAGCTCGTCGTCGTGCTCGCGCCGGTCGCCGACGCAGAGCTCGTTCGTCTTGTTGAACTTGCTCTCGTCGCGCTTGGGATGGAAGGGCTCGGTCGTTTCGGGATTGCGCTTGAGCTCGAGCCGGTCGCGCTCGTCCTCGCCCGGGTTCACGTTGTCGATGTCGCCGTTGTCTTTGGCCATCGGGGCCTCCTCATGCAACCGGTCCGATCGCCGCCGCGGGCGTGACCGTGGTCGCGCCGTAGGCGTTGGTGGCTGTCACCTCGCACTGCATCATATGACCCTGGTCGGCCGCGCGGCAGGTGAACTGCGCATTGGTCGCGCCGGGGATCGCGCCCGCGTCGTTCAGCCACTGATAGGAATAGACGCGCGACGGGCCGCTCCAGCTGCCGGTCGAGACGAGGACCTGCTGGCCGACCGCCGCCGTGCCGCCGAGGACCGGAAGTCCGGTGTTGACCGGCGGAAGGGGCAGGGCGTTGGCGAGGCTCGTCAGCGCCGTCGACATTTGCGCCGAGGTCAACGACCGTCCGCCACGTCCCTTGTTGACGATGAGCGTCGCTTCGCGGTTCAAATTGACGGTCTGCTTGCTCGGGTTGTTGGCCGCGGCGGGCGTGGTGAGCGTGATGTCGAGGACGGCGGGATCGCCGCCGACCGAGGTCGCCAATGCGGTCAGCGCGTTGCGGATATTGGTGACCGACATGCCGCCGCGATAGGCCTTCAGCGCCGCGATCGTCTGCTGGGAGGTGAAGTCGGCGATCGCGAGGCCCATGGCGTCACCGCTTCTTGGAGACGCCTTCGACCTGGTGAGGATGCTTTTCCTCCTCGGTCCGCTGGTCGATGCTTTCCTTGTACTTCTCGACCCCCATGGCGGCGATCTCGTCCGAGCGCTTGCGTTGCTCGTCGGCGACGGTTTCGACCGGCTCGGGCTCGTGCTTCTCGACCGGGTGTTCGGGATGGGGCTGGGGCGCGCCAGGCGGATGGTAGATTTTGCCTGCAGGCTGCGCGGGAGGCTTCGGGGTTGCCGCCATGTCAATCGCCCCCTTCGTCCTGGGAATTCGATTGACCGGTGCTTATAGGCTCATCGTCGAGCCAGCGCAAACCGACCGTGTTGGCCTCCTTCGTGTTGGTGTTGTAGGTCCAGCCCCGGCGCTTGGCGGCCGGCGAATGCTCGAGCAGCCATTTGGCGGCCATGGCGCGCCTGGCGCGTGAGCCGTCCCTGAGCGCGGCCACGATCTCGCTTTCGGCGGCGTCGATGATCCGCTCCGCGCCCTCGATCGCGGCCTCCATCAGCATCGGCATGGTGTTGACGTAGTGGCGGAGGTCGGTCGCGTCGACATGAAGCCGCGCCGCGGCGACGGAGACGTTGCCGTAAGATTGGGTCAGCGCCTGCTCGACGTCGTCGAGGGTCAGTCGCTTGCAGGATTTCGGGACGAGCCAGCCCATTCCTTCAACGCCTTGGCGCGTATGGCGAGCTCGACCTTGCGCAGGCGCTCCTGATCGATCTTAAGCCGGCGGCGGCGATATTCGTAGTGCGGGTTTTTGATCTGCCGCCGCAGGCGCTCGGCGAATGGCTCGAGGTCGTCGTGGTGAGCGCCCGCATAGGGCAGGCCGACGCAGGACCAGCACATCATGCGCCCTTTGTAGAGCCTGAGCGTCCAGGTGTTGCGGCGGCATTCGGGACAGACGAACTGGGCGAAGCCGGGGCGATAGCGGATGACGCCGACCAGGCGCTCGACCTCGCCGAGCTTGATCCTGACCACGTTCGCGCCTGGCGTCAGCATGCCCCAGGTGAGGCGGATGGTCGGCAGGTCTTCCTGGCAGAGCGGTCGATCCTTTTTCATCGATCGACCATAGCCCGCCTCATTTCATTTCCTCAAGGGTGAGGCCGAGCTCGCGCCGCACGGAAGGGTTGCGGATGGCGAGGCGGACGCAGACGGACACCATCTGCGGCACCGGGCAGGGCTTGCCGTCGCGATGGCCCTGCTCCCAGGCGCACAACGTCCGCCTTGAAACGCCGAAGAGGGAGGCGAATTCAGTCCCGCTCAGGCCCAGCTTGTTGCGGCTTGAGCGCAGTTCCGCGCCGGTCAATTTCGATCTCCAGCTGGCCCATGAGGTCGTCGATCGCCTCGCGCTCGGAGAGGCCCGAGCCGCATGGATCGCCGAGGTCGTAGTCGCCGACGCTCGCGGTCCAGTAGACGCCGTCGAAGGTGTGGGTGACGATCTCGCTCATTCCATGCCTGCCAGTCGGATGATGACGTCGCTATAGCTCTCGCCGCGCTGGCGGTTGAGGTCGAGCATGCCGCGCACGGTCCTGGGCATCCAGACGAAGAAGCCGCCGTCGCTTGAGCGCTGGGTCGGCTTGAGCCCATGAACGCCGGGCTTGAGGCCGGCGCAGATTGCGCCATAGGCTTCGGCGGTGATCAGGATGCGGATCATGGGCTATAATTCGGACGTCCCGTCCGTGTTGTCAAGACGGAAACTTTGGGCTAGGGTCATCTGATGGACGGCGTCCGCATTTCCATCGCG